CGGTCGGGCAAACAGCCTGAGTGTGTTAAAAATCGACCCGACGGATGGCTCGATTACGGCCAGCTTTGACACGGGCAGCACCGCCCAAGCCATATATATCGACAGCAGCGACCAGATATTCGTTGTCGGCAACCGCTCCGGCAGCAAGTGTGTCTGGAGACTTAATACCTCACTTGTTGAGCAGGCGTCGCTTGCTACCACTGTGCTTGATGTTGATGTGCTGGCCATTACCGGTGGCCGTGCTTCGGCCAGCGTCGTGGCGCCCAAGGACGTAAAATACAAAAAGAAACTTGTGGCTATCGCCAAAGATGAGGTGTGGCACGAGAATCCGGCGGGCACGATGGTGGTTGTATCTGATTCACAGAGCGGCGGGCTGGTCGCCACCAATCCATTAACCGCCGCCGAGGCATTCCAGAAAGCATTTATTGCCAACGCCTCGGTTTTGAAAGTCGTGCGGTTTGCCGACGCCCGGCTCGCAACTAACGACTTGACTGCGGCCTCTCTCGTGCCGCCGCACGGGGACATCTTGACCCAGGCGACAACTGGCGCCAAGATGGTCGTGGACTACGTCTCAGCAGATCGGGGCACCGTTTATGGGTTTACGACAACATCCACGGCGTTCAATGCAACCAATATCGTAAGCTCAGGGAATGTGGCGCTGTCTATTCTCATTGCTTCTGTCGTTACCGCTGCTACCGCCTCTAAGCCATTTTTCCACAACTACACGGTATATCCCAACGTCAGCACTACCCCAAAGACGTATGGTTCGTTACCTGACAAGGCCACGCTCATTGCCTTGTATCGGGGGAGAGTTGTTCTGTCCGGCAACCCGGCCTATCCGTTCCAGTGGTATATGTCTCGGCAGAACAATCCGTATGACTTCGCTTATGTCGCTAATGACCCCCAGGCCCCGGTGGCGGGCGGCAATGCCGACGCCGGCGAGTTGGGCGATACGATAACCGCCTTAATCCCCTACAAGGACGACTACCTGGTTTTTGGCTGCACGAGCACTATCTGGGTTATGCGGGGCGATCCGGCTGCCGGTGGGTCGCTCGATGAAGTGTCATTGACGACAGGAATCTTTGGACCGGCGTCTCACTGCTGGGACGACAAGGATAACCTGTATTTCTTTGGCTCTGGAGGGGTTTATAGAATCCCGCCGGGGTTCGGTCCCCCGGAGAATCTTACGATTGGCGTGTTGCCGAATCTTATTACTGACCTGGGCATAGACCCGTCCACGCACCGGATAGTCATGGCGTACGACCGCAGACGGGTTGGCGTCCTGATTGCGATTACTGCGTTGGCGACGGGGTCCAATATCAACTACTGGTTCGACCTTAAGACCGAAGCCTTTTTCCCGGAAACGTATCCCGGCGAATGTGGTATTTATGCGGCTACGTTTTACGAGGCACAGACTGCGGACTACCGCAGGCTCCTGGTTGGTGGCCGGGACGCATATATCAGGTATTTCCTCGACAGCGCCAAAGATGATGACGCCGGGACCACCGACGACGCTATCGGTTCTTACGTAACCTTTGGGCCGGTCCAGCTTGCCCAGGACGCTGATGCCGAGGGCAAGATAATCTCTTTGACCATTATAACCGGCACAAGCACTGACGGGCTAAGCTACGATGTCCATGTGGCCGACAGTGCCGAGGAGACGATAGACGCAGTGGTGGCGGGCAGCACACCGTTCCTGACCGGGACGGTCCAGGTTGACAACCGGGTTGCCAAGATCAGAATCAAGTGCAGGGGCATTTACGCCCTCGTGCGGATTTTCAACAGCACGGCGAGCCAAACGTGGTCCTGTGAAAAGATCGTCGCCCAGGTGTCGGAGGGGGGGCGGCGATAATGGCAGGAAAAGGGTACACTTTCCGGGATGGCGACTGGCCGCGGTTGCGGCAGATAATCCAGAAGCTGACCATTGATGATTTGGCTGTAACAATGCTCGGCACGACGAACCAGGTAACCGTAACCGACAACGGCGACGGGACTCTGACGTTCTCGCTGCCCCAGGACATTGACACGGCAGCCGACGTTCAGTTCGGGTCGGCAGTAATAACCAACACCGCTACCGTGGGACGCATATTGGCGGGCGGCGTAACAACGTAAGGAGCAATTATGGCGTATACGGTAACGGCGACGATAGCAAATGTGATTAACGAGGCCCGGCAGGAAGTTGTCATGTCGGTTCAATTTGACGACGGATTGGGCGACATCCGCACCCTTACCAGTAAGGGTAAGACGAAGACACAGGCCGAGGGGAAGCAACTTCTGGACGGCATCCTGGCCCGGTACCAGGAGCAAGTTGCAAGAGAAGCCAGGGTTGCTTCGGTGATTGCCACTCTTGAATCGGACGCCAAGACTTATTTGGAAACAGAGCTAAATGGCTAATAAGATATTATTGGGCATGGGGACTTCGATAGGGTTTTCGTCTGGCTACAGTGAGGCATTGTCTGACGAAACATTTGCGTTGACCCTTGCCAGCCTTGGCAGTAGTGCAGCCAGACAAAGTGCCAAGGCGGATATGGATACACTGAGCGTAGCAAATCGTTATCCGCGAGAGTTTGCTGTTACCGCTCTTATCGAATGGCCTTCTGGAAATGCCCCTGCTGCCGGAGCAGATGTGAATTTTTATTGGGCTCCGTCCGTAAGTGCTACCGCCGCCACGGCTAATCCTGGTGGAACTACTGGTTCTGATGCCGCGTATACCGGGACAGCAGGCAGTACATTGCCGGAGTCGCTGTTGGAATTACAGTCCCTCGGTACGATGTGGACAACTAACGATGACGGTGTCCAGATAGTTACGTTTAAGGCAACTTTGCCAACACAATTCGGGATGGTAGTAGTCGAAAACAGTACAGACCAGAACCTTGAGGCAGACGGCGTAGAAATGTCAGTAATCTTTACTCCTTTGGAATTGGAGATTCAATAATGGCAAATAAGATACTTGTAGCGGCAAACGCGACTCCGCTGGTATGGGCCCTCGCCTCAGATTATGGCAATAGCCCGTTCGCCGACACCCACCTGATAACGCTGGCGTCCCTGGCGGCGTCCGCTGCCAGACAGGGGGCAATCGCCGACATCGACAATGGCCTTGTGGCAAACAGGTTTGCCCGTAGGTACGCGGTTACGCCGCGAATTGAGTGGGATGTCTCGCCAACCGATGGCGGGGCTATGGACCTGTACTGGGCCTCCTCGCTAAGCAGCACAGCCTCGGTGGCCAATCCCGGCGGGACTACCGGCGCCGACGCCGCCTATAGCGGAACGGGCGGCAGTACGCTGGCTGAGTCTTTGTTGCAGTTACAATTCCTGGGCTCCCTCATTACGACTAATGACTCTGCGCCCACGGTCCAACAGGCGACATTCGTTGCCGAATTTGCCCTACAATACGGGATGCCGGTGGTCCATAACAACACCGACCAAAAACTTGAAGGCGACGGCGTGGAAATGTCCCTGACCTTCACTCCGCTTGAGGAGGAGATTCAGTAATGGCGCAGAATCTCAGGCACCTCCAGAAGCCCCACTTTGGTTCGCTGAGGACCGACGCGCATTGGAGTGTGCAGGGCCTTCTGGCCTTCTGGTCGTTCGCGCCAGCAGCGGGGCAGTTGATAGACTTGTCTCCTCATAAACGTCATGGTACGCTAACAGGCGATGGCCTTACTTGGCAAGGCAGTGGCCTGAAATTCGGTGGTACAGATGACTATGTAGATTGCGGAGTGTCGCCGATGCCCGGCAAGTCTGCAATAACTGTCGAGACATGGGTGAAGCGAGGTGCGGTGGCAGATGAAATGGTCGCCGAGGACGGTACGAACTTTGATCAAAATACTTTCTATCTCGTAATGGACAAGGTAGGTGCTGAGGTTCTCCCTCAATTTGAGATTTATACGGTTGCATTTGATGCTGTGCAGTCGTCCATTGATGTCCCCGCAGATACATGGTGGCACATCGTTGGAACATGGCAAAACGGTACACTGGCTAAGATATATATAAATGGTGTGCTGGACTCTGCGGCAACGCAAAGCGGGTCGCTGCGGGCACAGAACTTGAAAGCGACCGTTGATTCCAATCTATTTATCGGGGGAAGGCCAGCGTCGCCATTGAGCATTGACTTTTCTGGTACTGTAGGGCTATTCCGGTTGTGGGATCGACAGCTACTGGCGTCTGAAATACAACACCTTTACGTTGATCCGTGGACTCCGATAGATCGCGGCGCCTGGTTCCTGGGCAAAAGCGTCGTGGGCGAGGCCGCAAACCCAAAAGGGCCGTTAGGTCATCCGCTATACGGTGCATTGGCAGGACCAATAGCAGTTTAATTTTGAGGATATGAACAATGAATTATCAAGGCGATTATGATGTTGGAGCAAATATCTACGTCTGGTTCAATACCTTCGATTCCAACGATCCCAGTGCATCGGTAACTATGACTGATTTCATAAATACGGACGTGCATATTCATAAAGACGACAGCCTCACGCAAAGGAATAATGCCGCAGGCGTAACTGTCGATGTGGACGTAGATGGTATCGCTGGCGTTCATAAGATTACGATTGATACTGCGGACAACACGGTGGCGGACTTTTTTGAGGCTGGGCACGACTACGCCGTTCGTATCGAAGGTGTTACTGTAGATGCAGCGGCATTAAACCCGGTAGTCGGAACGTTCAGCATTGCCAATCGTAGAGTGGCGGGCCAGATGTGTGTGAGCAGTATTGAGGGTCTTACCACCCAATCAGCGTTCACGCTGACGACAGGGGAGGCATCTGCCAACGACGATGCCTATAATGGCTGTACGATAATTGTAACCGATCAGGTGACCAAGATTCAAAAGGCCATCGGCCATATCTCCGATTATACGGGAGCAACGCGAGCAATTACTTTACATGCCGTCCCGCTCCAGACAGCATTTACTATGGCCATTGGCGATAGTGTTGAGATAATTGCAACTTCTGCGTTTGCCAATGTCAACACGATTACGCAGCAGACCCAGACAGCTAACGATAATGGTGCTGATATAAATACTCTTATTACTCAGGTAGGCACGGCAGGGGACGGACTGACTGCTATCAATCTTCCTAACCAGACAATGGACATTGTAGGCGATGTTACAGGCAACTTGTCAGGCTCAGTTGGGAGTGTAACTGGTGCAGTGGGTTCGGTTACGGGCGCAGTTGGAAGCGTAACAGGCCATACGAACCAAACAGGGGATAATTTTGCTATTGTTAATGGGGCTGCCGGTCTCGTGGCCATCAATACCGATGTTGAGGCGATTTTGGTAGATACCGGCACAACTATTCCCGGCACGATCACGACGGCACAGAATGACCTTGATACCATCACGGGTACTGCGGGGGCCTTAATAGCTACCGACGCGCAGGACTTGTCCGGCAGCCTTGATGTGAATACTAAAACCATTACGGCCAATGCAATTACTGCTGCCGCCATAAATACAGGAGCCGTTGCCGCTGATGCCGTGGCGGCAACCGCCCTGGATAACGTGGTAATGAGCGACCTGGCACAGCAAGCGCCATCTTCTACAGCAAGCATAGTTGTCGCTATGAATTGGTTATATGAAGCGTGGCGAAATAAGACCCTTACAACAGCAACCCTTATAACGTTGCGAAACGATGCCGACAGTGCCGATGTGTGCAAGGCAACTATAAGTGATGATGCGACCACGTTCACGAAGGCTGAATTTATAACCGGGGCATAAATGGCGGTAGATACCGAGACAAAACGACGTTCCGTTTTAGCGGCAACTATTATGGCGTTGGCTGTTGCGCCTGTGCCCGATGGTACGGTTGCCGCCGTGGACAGGCAGCATATCGTGGGCATCTACGGTGGCATTGCTGCCGGTGCACCGGGCGTCTCCACGACCGCTATTCACATATTCGCCACTGGCACCGTAGGGCCGAACTCGGCCTCTGATTCTGGCGATAATGTGCTGGTTGCCGGAGTGGTTGAATCCCAGGGCGGCATCAGGGTTGGCGGGGCGAGCAACTATACCGACATAGATGCGTCAGGGTTCTTCACCCAGGCGGGCACGGCGATAACGACCCTCGATCAGTTGTACCTTAACGAGATCACGACTCCGTCGGCGGTGGCCAACGATGGTGCGCTCTATACTAAAACCAACAACGGTTTCTTTTTCCAGGATGGGGCGGGCAACGAGCACCTGATCCACGGCGAGGCGTTTGGTAGTATGTGGTTTCACGATACAACGGCGGGCGTCGTGGCCATTGCGGCGACGGACACGCTTACCAAAATAACCTCGTTCGCCAATTCGGGCTCAGTGGACGACAGTGGCCGAGTCACGGTGTCTACGGCAAATAACGAGCTTACGCTCAGTTCGGATGCCGCAGGAATCTACGATGTCTCCTTTCACGCCTCCATTACAGCGGCGGGTGCATCGAAAGAGATGGTGATTGTGGCCGGAATTGAGTTGGCGACCGCCCAGACTATTGCGACGGCCACCAACGCCTCCCCGATAGTGATCGGCATTACGGGGCATGAGAAGCTGAGCGGTGATTGCGTAACCATTTCTGGGTGCACGGGAAACACCGCCGCCAATGGCGATTGGGTCGTTACCAGGATTAACGCTGATACCTTCAGCATCAAGGACTTAAACGGGACGGCCTCCACGGGCAATGGGGCGTACGACGCGGACTCTGGCAGTGTAGATATCTGGTATCCTGGCTGCCTGGTGATGCACCGGGAAGTGTCGCAAACAAACCTTGGCGTGGGCGGCGGCGACGCCAAGATCACCCTGGCGGCCAGCGACAAGATCGGCCTCTACGTGGCCAACATAGACGACGCCAACGACCTGAATGTATTTGCAATCGTATTAAACGCCGAAAGAAGCGGAGAGTAAGATGCCTATAAATGTTGATTACACGCCGGTTGGCGAGATATACGAAGCCTCTCGTGTTGCGGGAAGCGTCCAGGGCCTGATGCAGGCTGACCAGATGCAGCAGCAGCAGGAGAACTTCGAGATGCGGCTACAGGCCGAGCAACAGGCCCGCGAATGGACCGAGCGGATGCGACAGGAGGCCGCTACGGAGGATTACCAGCGAACCCTGGCGATGGCCCAGGCCAAGGCGGACATTGATTTCCAGACCGAGGTTGCCGCATACCAGAAGAAGCGGGCTTTGTTTATGTCCGAGGTTGGAGAAATAGAGGCCTCCGACAAGTTCACCTCGGCCCAGAAACAGGAAATTGTGGCGAAGGCCTATGCCAATCGCCTTGGGGTTACGCTTGGGAATACCACGATGGAGAACCTCCTGGCCAAGCAGCAGAACAAGATGGCCCTTGTAAAGCATGTCCAGGAGCAGGTGGACCTTAATGAGCAGGACCCGACTACCGGGATGACGCCGGAGGAGGGGCGGCAGCAACTTGCCGCGGCGGGTGTTCCGTATTCCAATAAAATGCTTATCCCGGAGAAAACACAAATACGCGACCAGTTGGATGGCCGCACTCAACAGCTTCGGCTGATTAAAACGGCGATGAAGGATTATGGTGTCGGTAAGGAATGGACCCAGCGGGGCAAGCTGACGGTTAAAGACACTCCCTCCAGCGAGCCGAGGGTGGCCCAGCCCCACGAGGAGGCCGCCTACGAGTCGCTCAAGAGACGGGCTACAGAGCTTATGGGCGAGATTGCCGAGCTTGAGAAGATGGCTAAGCCCGCAATACCGCAGAGGGAAATCGACGCCTACCTGGCAACGCTGCCCCCCGAAGCGGCTGCGGGCTGGGAGATCGCCAAAGCTGAGGGCATGAGCTTCCAGGAGTTCCTGGAGAGAATAGGGGCAATGCCAAAGAAGCCAAAGAAACCGACTCTGTTTCAGAAGATTTCGCCCATTGGCGCTATGGGATATATCGCGGGGTCCGAATAATGGGCAAGGCCTTTGATGACTGGCTGGGTGGATATAAAGAGTCGCCGACCGCAGTGGCTGAGCCCGCAACGTTCGACGACTGGCTCAGACAGAACCCCCAGGTCAAAGAGCAGGCCCAGGCCAGCATGGGCCTGGGCGAACAGGCCAAGATCATTCTCCCGGAAGCTGTCAAGGCGGGGGCTAGGGCCATCCAGGATATCCCTGCCGCCATGAGCGACGCACTCTACATGATCGGGGACTTGTCAACCAAGCCGACTGCGTTTGAGAAGCACATCCGGTCCCAGCCGGGGGCGGCGGACAACCCACAAATCCAGGCGTATGCCAGGGCACTCCCTGCCCAGCGGAAGGCGATGCGAACGTTCGCCACCAACGTCAGTGATTACTGGAGAACTGCTCAGCGAGAGGGCTGGGAGAAGAAAGACCCCCGCATCGACAAGCTCAAGTGGTCGGAAGCGCCGATTCTTAAGGGCCTGGTCAGCGGCATTGAGTCGTCCGGCACGTTCTTGACGTCGGTGGCGGCGTCGGTGGTTACGGGCAATCCCGCCGTGGGGCTTGCCATCCTGAGCGCAGAATCCGCTGGCGGGATGTATAAGGAGCTTATTGCCGAGGGCGTGGACGAAGACATAGCTGGCCCGATGGCACTGCTGGCGGGCACATTCGAGGGCGTCAGTGAGCATTACCTTGGGTTCGACAAACTGTTTACGGGGACGGCGAAAACGCTGCTGCGAAAGTTCCTTAAGAGCGGTGCCCGCGAGGGGCTCCAGGAGTTCTTCCAGAACATGGGCGAAAACTACATACGGCACTTCGCCAAGGAATACGATGAGACCGGCGAGCCGTCCGAAGCCCTGAAGATTTCCTGGGCCGAATTGTTGGAAAACTGGCAGGAGGCGATCTCCGGTGGCCTGGTGATGGGTGCCGGGGGCGCTGTGTTGACGGGCCGGGCTGGCGTGGGTGAGGTGGAGGCCGAAGGGCTGCCAGAGGCACCGCCGCCACAGATGGGCCAGGCGGAGAAGGGTACGATACTCAAAGAAATCACCAAGCACTTCCTGACAGAGGAAAACGTGGACCTGGAAAGCGACGTTGCCAAGGGCGTCGTTGAGGGCGTCCAGGTTGTTGAGCCCCAGGGGGAGGAGCAGATGGCTGCCGACGAGGTGGCCCGCAGGCTGGGTAAGGACACGATATGGTTCATTGACCCGTCCCGCACTCTGGGTATGCGAGGGCTTGTCGCTGGAGCCCTGCCCGGCACGATCTTTATGAACGCAGCCCAGGGGGCTGACGCGACCATGTTTGTCATGTCGCATGAGATTGGCCACCAGCTACAGTTGGACTCGCCGGAGCTTTACGAGAAGTTTGCCGATATCGTTGAGGGGAACACCACAGGCTTTGAGCGGTTCGTCGAGCTGGACCGCATCAAGAAGCTGGACTCCAGGGCCCAGAGAGACGAGTTTGTCGCCGACATGTTCGGCCAGGCTGCCCGCCAACCGGGGTTCTGGGACAAGGTTTTTCAGGCCGAGCCGACTCTGGGGCAAAAGGTCCTGCAAATCATTCGCAACGTCATCAATCGGCTCAAGCCGTACACGCCGGAGGCGAGAGAGACCGATGCGCTGACGGCATCGTTTATCACCAACATTTTCGCCATCGAAAAGGCGGCGGCCAAAGCAGCCAAGAAGTACGCCCCGGTCGCCAAGGAGCAGGCCGACGTTCGACTGCTCAGGCGAGAGGCGAAGATGGCATTGCAGGCGGGCCAGGAGTTGACTACGCCCCAGCAGCAGGCCCTGAAATACACTGACCAGCAGCTACGGGACCTACCGCGAGAGTTCGCCCGCAAGACATTCAGGCTCAGTGAGGACGAGACGACGAACCGGCAGATGCGAACGCTCGCCAATGCAGTCGAGGGCCCATATAAAGATCACGCATGGACATTCCTGTCCAGCTTGCAGTATGAGGAGGGGCTGTCTCCGCGGACCGTGGCGGCTTACCTGACGGCAGTGAGGGATTTCTCCCGGTTCATGGGCGACAAGAAGAAAGTCCAGGCCGTCCAGCCGGAGGACCTCCGGGCGTACAAGCAGTCTCTGGGTAAGGCCGGGAGGGCGGCGGCAACCGTCAACCTCCGAATGGCTGCCCTTAATGAGTTCTTCGGGTTCCTTACACAGACCAACCAGATTGCGGGCAACCCCATGCTGGCGCTGGCTGACGAGCGGGCCAAGGGTGAAAAGAAGTTGCCCAGGGTGCTGTCGGTGCCGCAGATGCGGAAGTTTGTTAAGACCGCCAGGGAAAAGAGCAGGCCGAGCCTGAAGGCGCGGAATACTGCCCTGGCTGAGATATTGTGGGCGACCGGCGCCCGGTCCTCTGAGGTTACGGAGATGAAAGTTGGAGACCTGCGGCTGGGCGAGCGGCTGATAACCCTGCACGGCAAGGGGGCTAAGGACCGGCTGGTTCCGATAACACCATCCACGGCGACGGCATTGCAGGCCCATATCGAGGGAGCTGGTTTGCAGCGAAACGACTACCTGTTCCAGACCCGGACTGGCAAGCAGATGTACCGCCAGGACATCCACCGATTTGTCAAAGAGATTGTCCACAAGGCGGGCCTGCCGTCGTGGGTTAGCACGCACTCGCTCAGGCACACATTTGCCACCCACCTGATGGAGGGCGGCGTGGACATTCGTTTCATCCAGGAAATGATGGGGCATTCCACCCCGGAAATAACGGCACTTTACGCACACGTAACGATCAAGCGGAAGAAAGCGGTGTTCAAAAAATACCACCCGTCAGAGGTGGGCATCCTGAAGCCGACGAAGGCGCCGGTGTCGGCAGAGGGCCTGCGATTCGCCGAGGGCAAGCCGCCCGCGAAACGTAAGTACGTTACCACTAAGGAGGGCAAGCTGGTCCGGGCGCCGAGCATGGAGCAGTTAAAAAAAGCCCCCGCCAGAGGCAAGAAACGTACTATTGCCCGGACGACCGGCATGGAAGTGCCTGGTAAGGCAGTGAGTGAGGAGAAGGCGCTGAGGGGCCGGATGCAGGCCCAGGAAACGGCGGCCAAGATGGGCGTCAAGGCCGGGCTGGCGATGGGCAAGGCCAAGGCCCAGGCACTCAAGGATAAATATAAAACGCTGGCCGAGTGGCGAAAGGCGTTCCGTAAGTACGTCAAGAAGTCCCTGCCGGGTAGCGCCCAGGGGACCATGCTCACTGCCCTGGAGGGTATCAAGGGCGAAAAGAGCTATGCGAAAGCCCTTGAGCGGCTGCTGGCCAAGATCGAGCAGGTTCAGCGGACAGAGGCGCTTAGCCGTGCCAAGAAGCACATCAAGAAGATTCAGAAGAAGTGGGGCCGCAAGGGCACGTTCGGCGGCTACAAGCTGCTGCCGGAGTACGAACGGATACTCACCCGGTCGCTGGAGAGGTTCACTACGAAGCGGGAAATGACCGAAGGCGAACGGGCCGACCTTGAGGAGTTGCTTGTGTGGGCTACTGAGGAGCAGGCCAAGCTGGAGGCGACCGGCGAGATGGACTCGCCCCTGCACCAGCACAATGTTATACCGACCATACAATCTCTAAAGACCCGCTTGGGGGCCATAAGCATAGCCAAGTGGCCCGCTGAGGACATCGACGCATACACCGACTCCCTGCTGGCGGTGGTGTACCAGCACCTGTATGAGCGGACCGCATTCAACCGGGTTATGCGGGAGCGGCTGGAGTTCGATATCGCCCAGGGCGTGTCTGATGTTGGCGACGCCGCGGGCAGGCCAGTAGAGTCCCTCCGGGACGTGGGCGCCGAAACAGTGCGGGTCTGGACCAAGGTTAAAGATGAGGCCAGGGCCTTCTTGGGCAGACGGAACTTCAATATCTCCACCCTGGCCAAGATAATGAGCGGCATGAAGGGCCAGGGCCCCGTGTGGCGGCGCCTGGCCGGCAATATCGAGCAGGGGCTGGGCAAGGCCCTTGGACACAAGCAGGCGGTCCAGGACCTTATCTGGCGCCGCCTGGCGGACAAGGGCGTTGCCGCCAGGGACATCATGTCGATGAGCAAAGTGCTCAAACGCGGTAGTTGGCAGGGGCCCAAGTGGCTAAAGAAGCTGGCTGAGTCGGACTGGGACGCGGAAGGCAAGAATTTCGTCTCGGTTCCAACACAGTATATCAAGGTCGCCCTGGACAGCGGCAAGAGCCTCAAGTTGTCGGTCGGCGAGGCCATTGATATCTTCATGCACACCCGTAACCCGGACAACTACAAGGCCCTGCTTGGGCCAAATGGTATATCTTTCTACGGCAAGCCGGTCCAGGAGGGGCAATCGCTCACTGATGCTGACGTGGATGCGATCACTGACGCCATGTTTGAGGCGGCTCCCAAGGCCCGTGCCGTTATCGAGGTTATGGAGGAGGCCGTGGCGTTCCAACAGGACGCCATCAACGTCCTTTCCCGTCGGATATTAGGGTATGACCTGGCGACGCTGCCGGGATACTGGCATATCAGGCGGCTACTGCCGAAAAAACCACGAGGAAAACAAGCGGCGTACGCCTATGAGACCATTGAGGGACGCAGCCACCTGAAAGAGAGGGTGGGTGGGAGCGACCCGATTGTTATTGGCGACGCATTCAACAACCTGATCGAGACCGTGGCCGTTGGCGCCGACTACGTGGGGCTGGCAGAGCCATTGCGGAATGCCAAGACCATGATCGGGAACAAAGAGTTCCGGGCGGCGGCCGAGAAGAACGGCTTTGGCAAGTACCTCGATGACATAAGCTGGCAGATCGGGCAGATCGAGAGCCCGAAAGCTGACCGGATATGGTTTGACCGCTGGCTGGCGGCGTGGACCCGTAATGTAACCAGGGCGATCTTCGGGCATAACCTTAGAATCGCTGCCCAGCAGGAGATATCGGTATTCCTGGCGTTCGCTCACCTGCCGTTTAGGTATGCCAAGGCACTGCGGGCGGCCGTAACTGCCGACGTGGTGGCACGCATTGAACTCTGGAGCCCATATATCCGCGACCGTTTCGCAGGGCATATATCCAGGGAGGTTGGAGATATCGCCGAGACTGGCGGACCGCTCCGCTTCTGGACGGGGAAGGACCAGTACGCCAACCACGGAACGTTCCTGATTCGACACTTCGACAAGCGGGCTATCGTTAATGTGTGGAGGATGGTCGAGGCAGAGGTCGCTGACAAGGCGACATACAGCCACTTAACGAGGGAGGAGATGTACAATAATGGCGCGTACCGGGCGGACGTGGTTGCCCGTGCCGAACAGATAATGCGGGACACGCAGCCGACCTGGCACAAGATTGACCGCTCGATTATTGGCTCCCATCCCAGCTCCGGCGCCAAAATACTGACGATGTTTCACTCCCAGCGAGAGAAGATGGTGCAGATGGCCGGCCAGGCCATCGCAGAGTACAAGAATAGCCCCAAGGACCGGGCTGCCAAGTGGAAGATGGCGCGGACCTACGGAATGGTGGGGCTGAACCTGGCGCTGGTTAACGCGTGGAAGGTGGCGTTTGCCACGTTAATCATGGGTCGCAAAGACGAGCCGGAGGAGTGGGCCACAAATGTTCTGGCGGACATTCCGGGCATGTTCTATGTCCTGGGGCCGCCGGTGCGGGAGTCCGTGAAAGCCGCCAGCCGGTCATACCGCCACAAGCGGGTGTACCAGTTGGGCTCAGTGTCGCTGCCGCCCCTGAAAATACTGGAATCCGGTCGGGATGCGGGGTATGCCTGGAACAAGGTTGCATTTGAATTGCTGGAGGGCCATAATGTAGAGAAGGAACTGGGCCGCGCCCTTGATAAAACCTGGGACTTTAGTCAGTACGCCCTGGGGCTGCCGTTCAAATCCGTGACGGATATAGCGAAGAAATGGAGCGAGTAGCATGGCGAAGAAAATAAATGGGTATACGGCCTGGGTAGTGGTTGGGCTGACAGTGCTGGCGATGTACACGACGACGGTGGTGTGGGGCATCCGGTTAGAGGGCAAAACCAACATCAACGAGGAGAAGATCAAGCACGTTGATAAGCATATCGGAGAGATCAATGAGAAGATGGATATTATTTTGGAGAAGTTATGAAAAAGCGACTCGTGAGTATGGCCGTCGTGTGCTGGTTGTCGTTAGGCGTATGCGGATGTGTCCAGGAGCTGAATCCCGTAACCGGCGAGCAGGAGACACTGGTGAAGCCGGGCGTGGTGGCCAAGATCGACGCGGTCGCCGAGGCAGCACCCGGACTGGCGGCGATTCTGGCGATATTCTTCCCGGCACTGCTGCCAGCGGGAACGCTCGTCGCCGGGGCAGCCGGTGCGTGGGCCAAGATGCGACCGAAAATTAAAACCGCCCGCAAGGAAGCAGAGATTTACCACACGGCAACAGAGTCGCTCGTTGAGGCAGTCGAGCAGTTCAAGGCCGATAATCCTGACCAGTGGGCCAAACTCAAAGCCAAGCTGGGCGACAATGTGGGCGCCAATACCGAGGCGGTGATTAGGGCGATTCGGGGCCTCCCCACGAAGGACTGAGGCTGACCCAGGTTCGCGGATTGTAGCTCTCACATATACCTACGGTGGCCCGCCTAACCTGCTTGTCGTTGGCGTAGTAGGGCCCGGCAAGGGCGTCCATGACGAACTTGAGGTAGTTGTCGATATCGCCGCGAATTTTGGCGCCGAAACACAACACCACAATGGCCAACTCCCCCTCCATCGGCTCATCCGGCCTGGATTGGGCCATTGCCTGGGCCAGGAAGGACTCCTTGTCCTTGGCGGACGGGTCATATTTACCCCTGCCGCCCTTGCGGTCGCGGTGTCGCTTCTGGACGCGGGGCTCGCCTGGGATGGTGAAAGTGTACGTCATTGTTCGACCTTTATTGAGGTTGTGTATACGTACCACTCGCCTTTGCCGGTTACTCTATATTTCACGCCCCGGTGCTTTTCAACCAGCCCAGCCTCGACCAACCGCTGTATGTGCTGGTGGACCGCCTGCCTGGAACAATCCAGGATGCCAGCGAGCCTTACCAGTGTGGGCGAAATCCCATAGTTAGCCCTGTAGTCGCGCAGCTCTTTCAGTACAGCGTACCGGCCCGGCCTCATGCGATAACGTATATCCTTCATCTAATGCTCCAGTGATGCTGCTGGTGGTGCGAGGCACACATCCACGTTACATCTAACGGCTTGTCGTAATCTTCATGGTGTGCCTCAGCCCGGTTGGTGCACCGCGGATGGCCGCATGGGCCGATAGCCAACTCGCCTGCCCGTATTGCACGCCACATTATACGGTGGCAGCGTACCTTGCCAGGGTTCTTTCTGCGATATTCCGCACTATACTGCCTGATCCGCTCCTTGTTGGACAGATAATACAACCGCTTGGCCGCTCGTATTTTCTTCGCATTGAGTATCCGGTACTGGCGGACGGTCGCCAAACATGCCTCGCGGTTGCGACGGTATCGCTCACGGGCCTTGGCGCGGCCAACTTGTGGGTCTGCGTAGGGCATAGAATCGTCACACTTCCCCTGATTTAAGTTTCTTGATTTGCTCGTAAAGCTCTTTATTGATGCCCAACGGGCCCCTTTTCCTCCGGGGCTGGGTCCGGTCCACTTTATCGGCAGAGGCCGCCGTTCGTTCGGCCATCAGTACTCGCTCGTCCACGTCCGCTCGTACAATCCATTCGGTGCCGTCGTTTACTGACAGTTTCTGGCACATATCCTCGGCGGCAAGGATATATCGCTCGTTAGGGATATCCTCCAGGTGCGACCGACTCAAAATTACCGGCATATACCGCCCCGCAGTCGGGCCCTTAACGCACTGGACAAATACCGTCGGCTCAAATGGAGGCGGGGGCTTGACCGTGCCCCCAACCTCACTCTGAACCGCTCGTTGACTTTTCGCATCCCTACGCTTCCATGTCCTGACAGCGGCCTGCCACGACACAATCGGTTTACGATTCCGGCCAGTCCCATACATCCATCCGATCATGTCATAGTGGTCAATGAACTGCTCGGCGTCGATCTCGTAGTCGATGCTGTCGGCGTACTCTTTAACTTGATGTGCTGTTGGCTTAATCATCGTTATTAGCCCAACCCGGAATCGAACCGAGATTGACGGGCTGAAAACCCGCTATCCTGCCATTAGATGACTGGGCCTAAAAGGTGGCTGGTAAGTGCGTGGTCAGTCGGGCTTCTCTTAGTCGGCAATCGGGTGTAATTATAGTCGGTTCATCGGATATACACTGTGAATTGTTCTGCTATTCGGAGTTAAGGGGGCGGGATTCCTCCCGCATGGGGCGGCATATAGCCGCAACGATATAGGGATCGAACCTATAATCTCAAGTTTAGAAACTTGTGCTGTACCAATTCAGCTAATCGTAGTATGCAATCGACATTCCGAAACGTCTCCTGATTAAGGGCTCAGGGCAGGCCCATTGCACTTCCACCAGCCATAATGTCAAAGAGCGGTTAAAATTAACTAAGCTCGTCCTTGTCCTTCGGGTCCTCAATCGGGGGCACGTAGTCGGCGTTTATGTCGCAGTCGCCAATTACGCCCTCCACCTCTGTCGTCCAGTTTGCCTGCTGGATAGTGGCGTCGACAAGCCTTAGCCGCTTGGCGTAATAGTCAAACTCTGCCGTTACCTGCCCAAGGGTCATCTTGGGAACGTGGAGTGTTGCCTCGTCGACACCTTCGGCGGCGTTCACCCTCCGCACGATGGTCTTAAAGAGCATGTTCTTATTCTCCATGATGGGCTGGATTCTGTCAAGCCGCTGCTGCAGCTCTTTCCGCCTGAGTAGTGCTTCTGCTAACTTCATCCCGATTCTCCAAAAAAAGCTAAAATTAAACCGGCTGCCAATGGACTATAAAGACCATCGCTCGTTCACAGGTTTCTATCACTACAGGTAGGGGAATTACAGTTTCGTCCAGTGTACCCCGGCCAGCCGTTGAGCCTGTTTCCTGCAGCACGAACACTTCTTTTCTTCCGTGAGGGAAGGCGGCAAGGTATGGTTACGCGAACCGCTCCTGAGAACATTCTTGATTAAGTTGTTAAAAATCGCCCGGACAGGGAGGTTCATGAGGCCCCGCCCGCCCGGACTTGGAGGAGGGTGATGAAAAGCCATTAAAAAAGCCCACGCCTGATAGTCTGCTGAGAATACCGGGTCGCGGGCTTTGAGATCGAATTTATTAAGTACACTCAGCATGTTCCAAACCTTACCACGTAATCTCGATTTGTCAATAGGGAAAATAAAAAAACTTTATGGGTGCCCGGCTTCGGTTAAAAGCTCGTCTATCTGTTGCAACCTGTTGACCTCCGATGTGTCGACATCGTCCAAGATGCCCCTTACCAGCATCAACACCTCGTGGTCGCCCAAAATTATCGTTGTGCCGCTGCTTTCGGCTACGCGGGCTACCTTCTGTTTCGTGAACTTTTTCATCGTCATCCTTTCAAATAAGGAGGGCCGGGCAAACCCTGCGCGGGCCGCCCAACCCTCCGGAGGGGAGAAAACATCATACGTAATAACTGTCCATTATATACTTAACTCGTTGATGGAAGCTCATCACCGACCTACCCCACGCCGTCAAGTCGCTAAGATCGTATTTGTGGCCCACCAGCATACATATCTCACGTAAAGTCGCCCGCCGCAGTCGCTTATAGCCACCCATCGGGCCACGGTAGCCCTCGGTTATGCCCGCCTTGGACATTTTCACCAGCAGCGGCCTCATGGTGCCCATCGACACACCGATCTGTTCGGCGACATGGAACGCCGGGACGTAGCCGTTACGGGTTTCGGTCTTGTCGATGACCTCCAGTGCCCCGATCAGGTATACCGCCTGTGCGGGCAATGGTCCGGCTGGGAACGCCTTGGCTTTATACAGCCCTCGCGGCGTCGTCCGTGGTTTAATTAGTGAATCGGAAGTCATTTTGTTCTCGGCCTTGAGCTTGGCAATTTCTTCGTCGCAATCATTGTGGTCGTCGTATGTCATCAGTCCCCCCACGTAAGCAATATCGCATAGTCGGTAAAATTCACGACGCCGTCCCTGTTGCGGTCAAACGGCCCGCCGTGGGCCAGCCAGTGTGCCGACAACTCTACCAGCAAGGCGGTAGATAGTATCGGGTCAACCCGCATTTTATGTCCATGAGGCAGCCAGCACACGACCACGTCGCGACCAGAGGAGGATGCTTTGGACAGCCCAGACCGATGTGGTGGCCCGGCAAGCACTAAAACATAGTCAGACCGCCAAATCCACTGATCGCAACTTTTGCACCGACCGACCTCATAGACATTTATCCCGACCTCCGCTGTCGGGCTCTGGTTCGGGTCAATAATCGAAAGCGTGGCCTCCACCATCCCCAGCCCCGCACTTTCGGCGGGGGCGTGAAAGCTCACGGTATACGGCCACGCCGTATCCACAATAGACCCGACATCATTCGCATCATAAGGCAAGGGGGTGATGGTACGGCTGGGCTGGACGACCCACAATCCATCAGCCGCCCTTACCTTATTCCAATGAGCGCGAATCAAAATATCCCCGCCATCGGCGGCGGAATCGCTGTAAGGTGGATTGCCTAACGAATCTGCGCATTCCCCCGCTGTCGGGGGAATATCCGCAACCGCCACCTTTGGCAGGGGATTGTTTATACCCGGCATAATCCGGAAGGTCGCACCGAAAGACTTGGCCCCGTAAACGGCGCCCTGCCAAGATTGGGCAAAGGCCCCCTTCTCGCCGTCGAAACGGTATCCAAACTCCTGGCTGAATGACGCCTCGGTCATAGCGTCATTCTTTTCGTCCATGCCGCAGCCATGCCACTGGAGGACGAGGTTATCCCGAACGTGGGCATTACCCGGCCACTCTCGCAGGCCTGCGGCGAACGTGGCGACGCCTTCGTTGTTACTGATGCCAGTTACTGTATCGGAGTCCTCGCCGGCGTGCCCGCTCGCCCGCAGGAAAAGGGGTAATTTAGGCCCCCACAGCACCTGGCGTCCGCCGACCGAAAACTCGATGTGGATGCCCGGCTCGGTAAACGCATCCTCGGTCGATTCATACTCAAGCGCCGCCGTCCACCCGAAAGCGGCGTGGGAAGCAAAGCCATCGGCGCCAATGTCCCAGTAATCCAGCCGATGGTTGCCCATAGGCCGGATGATCGGGGCCGACAAATACCCAACATCCGGGCTCGTCGTGTCCTCGCAGCCCGTCAGGGCCGACAGTAATAGAATTGCGGTTGTCATAATCAAAAACCAGAACCACCAGTCAGGGTGTACACGCGCCATAATCATTCCCCTTTAATCTTAAGTTTCCAGTAGTTTCCCTTCTTTGATTGTACTTCACTCCATTCTAGCATATACGGGCCCGCCACCGCGTTCTGGCCGGGGACGAGCATCTCTTTCATTCGCTTCTCTGCGGCAATAGCCTGCGATTTTAAGGGCTTAAGCCGTTGGTTTTCCCTGATGGCCCCTATGACCTCGGGATCAGTAATCAGTTTCGTTTCACCCCCAATTTTAAGGTCCGGCATACAAATATGGGCAAACCGGCACCCGTCGCAGTAGTCGGGACGGGCGATTCGCATTTCGGGCGGTGTTTTTGCCTTGACAGCCTTATTGACGCGACCGGCTTTTTGCAGCAATTCCTCAACAAAGCCAAGGTCAACGTCAAACACCACCGATTTCCAGTCGTGGTATATGTTCGACTTATTGACAAAGAAAATAACGCAATGCTCTAGATTGTGGGCGAACGAGTACAGCATTAACTGTGCAATATAGCCAGTGGACCACGTATGCCGCTTCAAACTCTGTAGGTCTGAGTAGCCGCGGTACGGGTTCTGCCCAGCGGTCTTGATGTCGACAATGCCGTATGTCTCCCATTGGCCTGTTTCGGGGTCATTCACCTGTAAGGAGCCGTCAACGGACCCGGATATCTCGTAATCCGCCAGTAAACTGTCGGCAGTTGTTACCTGTTGGCCGACAATCCGAAGCGGCGGGTCGCAATTCGGCCCGATCTGGGTGTTGAAATGGGCGACCAGTATCGGCTCTAATGTTTTACCCTGCTCGAATATCCCTTGCAGGCTGTCCGGGATGCTCTTTGCCTTGTCCCAGTCCGCCCGGCAATGGTACAAATACCGCTCGCACGGGTGCCCCATGCTGGATATGCGGTTTACGTGGCACGGGAAAGCCCGCTTCTTGGCCTCCATAACCTTTGATATTGCCGGAGCAAGGTTAATCATCAAGAATCTCCCGCACTATCTGGCAAACCTCTTTGGCCCCAAAGCCCGCTTCCCGTAGGCCGCCACTTGCGGCGGCCCCGCAAAACCGTATCGCCCCCGCAAGGCGCTCCTTATTGACGGGCTCGCCCATCACCAACAAAGTTGCCTCGGTAGACATTAAAGCCAACATGTGCGTAAGCTCCACCGCGGGCAGGATGCAGTAGTTTTTCCCGTGCGACGTGCTCATCTCCTCCCGCAAGGCGGCAAGCTCCTCGTCGTCCCACTCCAGCGTAGCAAATTTGCTCTTGGCGCCATCAATCACGGTTTTCGTCCTTAAACGCGTTCCACACTTCTTTGGTCCGGGACAAGGTAACGTTTAGCCGCTTGCCCCGCAGCATCTTATACGATGTTACGCCCTTGACGGTGCCGTCCTTGCCCTCGAACTGTGTCAGCGCCAACAGGCAGGCCTTTGCCGTTATATCACGGTCAGATATGTCGGCCTCGCTGTTGATTGCCAGCTCGACATTGCCTGAGTCGTAATGACACATCATTCCGGCATCGACAATCTCGTAGACAATGTTCGACAATTCGACCTGTTTAGTGGTATCGCCCTTGCTCGTACCACCCTTGGACCCGGAGGCGTACGGGACGGCGTCAGAGGCCGCCTGGGAGCCGTCCTGGCCCGTTGTTTTCATAATCCGCTCCCATTCATCCAACGGGATGTTGCGGATGCCTAGCAGGGCCCTGATGGCGTTCCCTTGGCACCTGCGGTACGCTGCCATGCGGATGTCGTTCTCGTTGATGTCCGATAAATCTCGCCACTCGCCGCCGCGGGAGCCTAAAAACTTGTCGCGGGTGCTGTACGTGCCGGTAGAGTACAAAATCCGCCCTTTAAGCTGTGCTCTGCACTCGTAGACATATCGGTATCCCCTGCCTTGCTCGTCCTCAAACTCGTCCTTGCCCAGACATTGAAAGTCGCTAAGTTTAATCGGGAACATGCGGGCGACCCGCTCTGCACCGGCGGCATTTAGCGCCATCTTCTTATCAAACAGCTTCCAGTCGCTGGGATACGTCTGCGTTGCCAGCAGGGTTTCCTGCGCCTTCTTCATTTCCGGGGCGTACCGGGCAACTTCGGTCAGGTACCTCGCTTGCTCGGCAGGAGACACGTCCTGTTCGACCATCACAATGTCGCTCGTCGGGTCTGGCTCAAATTCAGGGGCTTGGTGTTCATCCATTGATTTTTCTCCTTTGTCGTCTGCCTTTTGGTTTCCGGACCGCCGCGTCGTGAAGCCCATATCGCATCACCATATTACCAAACTCCCGAAACGTCATGTTGACGCCGAAAACAGCTTGGTATTGAAGGTGGACTTTCTCCGCCAACTTGCCGACCTCGTCCGTTAGCTTCAACTGCTTGGGATTGTTACGCTCCATCGCTCGTCCTTTGGCTATTCCTCGGCGTCGGGGTTCGGGTACGTGTCCACAATATGCTTCTTGCGGGTCCCTGTTATTGTACCAGCCCCGTAGTTTTTAGCAACCGCCTGGCTGTCAGCGCCCTCACCATTGCGTGTGTCAAGCAGCTTAATGCCGTACTTATGACAACGGGAGTACACCTGCCCGACCGTGAGCCCGGTCATGCGGCCAATAAACTTGCCGGAAAACCGCTTTTCGGCCCAAAACGCCACAGCCTTGTTAAGCCAGCCATTAGGCCCGTCCCAGTCAATTCTGCCTGATTTATTCAGGCCCACGTGGGAGGTTTTTCGTCTAATCATTGCCATTCCTTTCGATAAATACGGGCGGGCCCAGCGTCAGCGGCACGCGGATTGTAATGTCTGGGGTCAACTCAAACTCCACATCTATTGTCGGTTCGCCGCTCGTCAGAGCCGCTGTGATGCGTGAGCCGACCGATTGCTTGGGCTTTTGCGGGGGCCGGCCCCGCATCCCGACCGGATTCCAGTGCTGCGGACTGCCCAGTGCCTCAAAGTCTACGCCCGCAATCGCAGGGATTTTGGGGTAGCCGCCTTTTTTGTGGACGTGCCCGATGTGAGCGGCAACGCCCCGCCTGCCGACTGCCGTAAAGCCGCAATGGAGGCACTTAAACGGACCAATAAGCGTCTTATTGATGGCCTTGGCAGCCTTTTTGGCGGATGCCGCGGCCCGGTTCGGCCCGGCTCGCGTTACCGGGTCAATCGTTGCGGCCCAGTCGCCCGTGCTTGCCCCATGCGCACGGCTCAGGTGTGGGCGGACCTGTTTGATGGAGCCAAACACGTCCCCACATATCTTACATTCGTAATTCATCGCTCGTCCTTTCCAAGTAATTAATTTTCAAATTTCTCCTCCATGTCCTGTAATGCCCGAAGATATCCTTGGGTTTCGGGCTCACTTATGTCGCTCGTGTCGTTTAGTCGCATCGTTCGTAAATGCTCTATGAGCCGCAAAACTTGTCCGCTCGTTACTTGTCGTTTAGCCATAGCATACAGAGTATACGCCGTATGCGATCTAAGTCAACAGAAAAATATAATTTATTTTCGGCAAATAAAAAAGGGCCCCGAAGGGCCCCTCTTATGGGTGGATAGCTTTACAGACCGCGCAGCGGTACTGTTTTTTGGGCGGACTGCCCGGCGAATCCGCCATGCGATTGCAGACCCGCCGCCCTTTACCGTACAGGGCATCTTGGCTCGGACTTTTGCACGTACACCTAAAAACTTTAGTTTGGGACATAATAAGGCTCCTATAAAACGCGATTAATCATCTATTTGTGGCGGCTTTGGCTTACCAGCAACCATAACGCCGGACAGGATATTTAGCACGATCTGAGGATTAAACAGCGGGATTCCCCGCAACCACTGGGAAAACTGCGCCACCATTAACCCCGCCGCAATGTTGGCACAATAACAGGTGCTTTTTGCGGTGCAGGGCTCCGTTAAGGATTCGTCGTCAGTGTGCAGCGACTCGGCGTAGTATTGCAGCGAATCGGCGATATTACTGTCGGCGGTCAATATCCGACAAATCTCAGCACCCATGCGGCCATCGCAGAAAAACCGAAAATGTCCTGTTTCGGCCTCAAATATCTCCCGCCTTGCTTCCATACTGTCAACACAAGCGAAGATTACCGTCTCGTCGGTCAACTGTCCGGGTTTGTATACGTCCGCTATCATTTGCGGAATATCGGCGTCTGGATTGATTAAACAGATATCCCTTGCAACCGCAGCGACCTTGTCCTGTTCGATATCGGACGGCCAATGTCCCTGCGGCCCGACATTTAGTTCCTCAATAGTGTCGGGGTCAATCAGGGTAAAACTCCCCGCGCCGCTTTGGGCTAACTGCATTGAAACATTACGCCCGATGGCCCCGACTCCGATAACTGCGATATCTAGACCCGCCAAACGCTCGGCGGGAATAATACCGCTCATCCTTAATTGCCGTTCACTCATTGTCGAAACTCCCTTCTGGATATGCATGGTAGTGTTTACTTAACAGGTCTAAATACTCTTTCTCATCTTCGGTCAACGCCCCTGCTATGGGCCGGTCGAGGTGTCCCATTATTTTTGTATTGCCGTTGGTGGCGATTGCGGGAGTGGACACAACTCTTGGCTTTTTGCGCACGTTGGCGTCAAATTCATCGGCCCATTTTTGCTGTTTGGCGGGTAACGGCTTTTCCCATAATTCGACTGTGATCTTGAAATTATGGACATTGGCTTGCTTGCCCGCTTGGCTATATAGTTCGGCGTAGCTACTGTAGCTGTCATTGAATATCAGCATTACCGCCCAACTGCATTTTCCGAACGCTTTAGCGAATGTATTGTCATCGTCGTCGGACGGTCGCGGCCCCCAACTACCAGAGCCGCCGTGTGTGTGGAACCATATACGCCCGAACTGGTGGGGCTGGAGGCCTTTCTTGACCATCTTATGGTAATATTTGGCGACCGCCAAATCGTCTAAATCAGCATGACCAGCCCCAGTGCGCTGCGCTACAAGCGCAAAATCGGTGATCTCAAAAGGTTTTTCGAGATTCTCAACAACGCCGAACCCGCCGAACTCCCCGGTTGACCGGTCAATCCAGAATTTGAGTTTTTCGGTTGCCTTCTGGGTGCAGGTAAATGATACCGAAGGCAGCTTTGGTTTCGCTTTGTATATCACCTGCCCGCCGTGGCCCCCGTGAAAACCCATATAGCCGTACCCGTAATTTGCGTACTGTTGTTTGTGTTTTTTACGTCTGCCCATTGGTAGTTTCTCCTAAGTCGATAACCAAGTGATCGGTTGTAATTGCGGCCGTTGCCGTGTCGATGTTGAGCCCAATCGCCACTGTTGGCTCGGCGGGTTCGGGCTTGGCTTTACGTGTTTTGGGCAATGCCAGCCCACAGTATACACATTTGCCGCCCCCTCCGCAGTCTGCGCAGTGCAGCGCATGACAGGCCTTGCAAGTCTTTGACGACAACAAGGCCAGAGAAGGACAAAACGCGCAGCGCTCACGCGCCCGCCCTGTACCCTCTTTAGCCCAATACCGACAATCACGATTGCCGCCGTAGTTATGAGTATTAAGCATTTGCGCTATGCAAAAAACCGCTTCAAACAGAAACCCACCCGCAAGACGCGCGCGTATAGGGTTGCCGATTTCGCCCAGACAGGCGTACCCGCCGTCATATACGTGCGGATGGATGCAACCGCCACTTCGGCGGGTTTGGTGTTTTACGATTACCAATCCCGTCTCTCTCGGAGCCTCGCCGTAACTTCGGCGTAACCTGCGTCCGCGCTTTGCAAGGTTAATCTCGATGCGATACCGGCCCATCGGCATGATTCGTTTATACTTATTGATGAATCGCGGCGCGGTGATAATATGCAGCCACCTAGGCGCGTCGGGGTCGGCGTAGACGCCCGAAACAAAGTCAGCCGCCGCAAGGGCCCGGATTTGGCTTCCTGTGGGCTTAGAGTGTACGTGACGGCCACGTGCGGTCATTGCCCGGTTGTTTGCTGCGCAATACTGTATGTCGCCAACTTCGCGCCAGATTTGCCGACACACGCCGTTAGGCAATGGGTTTGTTGCGGCATCAGCTAATTGCGCGGCCAACTGGGCTAACCTGCTGGCATAATAGCCCGGAGATTTGCGGTCACCCTGTGGGGTTTTCCACCATTGCGCCCAGATCGCCGCGGTTTCGGCGGCACTATCAAATGCCCCGTCATAATGTGCAGCAACCGTGGACAACAGTGATGCGTTTTTGGCGTGCGATAAGTTTACGTGATACATGATGTTACCTCCAAAAAAGAGACGCGCCGCCCACGCGACCGACGGCGCGTCCGCCCATAATTAACTACCGCTGACATTGACGGGTGTAGCCGATATGGTGTCCCCGTCTTTGAGGACTTGGGAGATTTCCGCCGGCAGTGTTTCGACGGTTATCAACAAACCAGCCAGCGACTCCCCGCCGCCGGCCCCGCGGACAAACTCCCCGACCGTTGTGCCGTTGCGGATTGTGTGGGGCCTAACAAACCCGCCGCCCTCATTGGAGATATAACACACTTTAATCATTTCATCTTCCATTTCCGAGACTCCCTAAAAAAATATTCTTTGTGGGTCCGTAGTACGCACTACGAAGGCCCGATAATATATTACATAAAATAGTGAAAAAGAGCAAGGATTTTTATTGACAAAGTATAAGATTTTCATAGAATGGGTAATATGGCGGCTAATGGGGCTGTCAAGTATACTATTTTTTTCGGAAAGGTAGGTTTGTTATGGAGATTTACGATTGCATCGGGCTTGTCAAGTGGAATGATGACGCAGGCAAGGAGCGCGCCGAGACGTTCGGCCCGGAACAGCGTATCCTCGCGGTATCGGCATCCGATGCCCGCGAGCAGTACCGCGAGGACAACGGGGCGGACTTCAAGGACGCCCGGCAAAAGGGCTATGTCGACGTAGCCGTTCGACAGTTCAAGACCTGCTAAGTGTGCAAACCAGCGGTTTGGCCCCGGCGCTATGGGGTCAGGCCCATTTTTGGAGGATTTGAGATGAAACTACTCACCGAAGCGATATTAAAAGCCAAATCCCCAAAACCGAAAAAGGGAAAGGGGGGGACTATAGGGGGGGAAAGGGATACTCTGTTAGAAGAAAGGAATTGCTTAGAGTGTAAACACCTCCGCGACTGCTACAGAGTCTTCGCGACCCGCAGAGAATACCAGAGAGAATCAAAGGATTGTGAAAATTATGACCGCGAACCCTATAACATTATAAAATTTTGGCTTTTGCGAACAAAACGCCGTTTTTGGCGCGCAGTATGGATATATGGCAACAGATTAGGTCGTTACGCCGGTCGGCGGATTATCGCTATTGCCCACAAACAAGAAGCTTTGCGGCGTAAAGACCTGTAAAATTGACTTTTTCACCTCCTCCTAGAGCCGGTGTCTTGCGGACTCACACATCCGCAGGCCCGGCTCATTCTACGCGCACACCCCCCGCTCGCCCGCCTTAATCAGCCAATGAGGGGGTTTTAGATCAATCTTTTGGGGGCTTAATAGAGGATTAGAGACATCGCCTATAAGATATGTTATGGAATGCTTACCCCTTGCGTAGCATAGGGTTAGGGTGTGTTATTATCGGACGGAGTGGGGGTGTAGGTAGGCCTGTCAGGGCTGTGGGGCCCCCACCTACCTCCCCTATGTATGCTCTCGGCGTTGATGAGGGACCCAATCACTAAAAACTCACCTGGGGACCCGTTGGTCATAAATCCGCTTTACGGTTTCCTCTTGTTTTTTCGAGTACCATTCTGGCGGGTTATCTATCAGGCTTGCGATGAACTGTTTTTCCCAGTCGCTGAGTTTTTCGCCTTTTTCGTCGATTTCTTGGACTATGTCGTTATACACTGGGGGACCCTTTCTTTATAAGCCGTCAGGCGTGCTGTGGCCGCCGTCAGTCGATTTGGGGTGCCGGAGGGCACAATCTTCCGGCCGATGTCTTTAACGTGCCTCAGCGGCCTGCCAGGGGGCTTCTCGTCGCTTCTGGGGGGCCGATCACGGGTGCTGCGACCGCTCCTGCGATTAGCTGCATAAATCCTCTACGGTTCATTGTCTGCCAACCTTTCCCGTACCAACGCCTCCAGTAATATCATATAAGCGACAATATCTCCCAGCTTTTCATCCCATCGCTCGTACGGCTGCACGACGCCTCTGTCGATGTCGTGGATGAAGTCCACTGTCACTTGAATATGCTTCACCACCATGCCCAAAAGGGCTGTTTCTGGCGTAGAGCCCAGCATTCGGGCCACCTCTTTGAAGTTACTGAGGCGGTCTCCGCGGGCGTATTCGCTGCCTTTCGCCAACAGGGCCGTTTTGGTTTTGTTCAATCTGGCTTGCGTTATGCGTCTAAATTCTTTATTGTTCATTTTCCACCTTCTTTCAGGGCTTGCTTTACTTCGTCGCACCACTGGCATTGTTCTTGTTCCCATTCATCGTCTGAATACAATGATCCTTCAAGGGACGGGTCGCACGCATCACTAGCCATGTCTCGCGTTACATATTCCCGGTTTGATACCTTATGAGCAATGCACCCAGAGCCGTCACAATTCGGGCACTTCGCCACAGACAACAGCCCCTGTAACTTATCCAGCTTTTCGCCGATACAGCGGTTACACAGCCCGATATTCAGGGTGTAGTTGTAGTCGTTCAGGCATCCACAAAGTTTACATTCTGCTGCCATAGGATAATTCCCTTGAAGGGGGGGATGGTCGATTTTCCGTTTTTTTGTCAGAGACCCTTACATGGCCCACTAACTTCTTCTCCCAGCATGGGTTGCGCACAGAAAACTTCCCGTTCGCCCTCATTTTCACCATCAATCAAGTCCAACATATCCCTAAATTGTTCCGAGAAGTCCGTTGTTTACTATAGGGGTACACCCTAAGCTCCCCTTTGAAGTATTTGAGCACCTCAACTGCCAACGTGTCCACGTCCCCGCACACGTACTCCCGGCAACCGATCCCCACGACGAATCCGTTCTCAACCACACTGTCTTGATCATTACGTGGTGGCGCGTATACGGCCTGAAATCCTTAAGCTTTAACATTTCCTTCATTGTCATCCCTTTCTGGATAAATCGCTCATACAATATGTGTTTGTTACCATTGGGTTGGTGGTCGTCCCCGCCGTCCACGTATGGAACGCAGGTTCCCTCACCAGTCGGCTTTCGCGGCACGGCGGCAGGCGTACGCCGTCATCATCATCTTCTTCGGCCTCGTCGCCGGCCTCTACGCAAAAGGGCGCACAAGCACCTGCATCTTGTCCTGGTTGATGTCTCCCGTCGGGTTGCCCATCACCGCCTTGATCGCCGCCGTCCTGTCGTCCTTGGCCACCACTGCCACTGGCCCGAATACCAGTTTTTCGCTTTCGCCCTGCTTTTTCTCCTCTGCCGTCGGAATCTCTAAAACTGCCACTTCATACAACATCTCCATCCCTTTCATTTATTGCCCTTGCCAATTTATCCCCCATTTCGTCCCACAACCGGGCCGTGAGCCCGTTTCTCATGCCGCTCTTGCCCACATCGCACACTGCGATTACGCCCTTGGCCTCATCGGAGCCCTCATGCGTGAACACCGGCTTGCCGTCCTTGACCCCCAGGAAGTGGTTCGGGCTCGCACAATCCGGGCCGTGTTCCTCGATCAACTTCTCGATCACCAATCTCGCCTGTATCGGGTTCATATACCCACAGTATAAGAATTTTTTGCCACTTGTCAAGTTTTTATTTGACTTTTTCCGTATACGCCGTATATTTTGCATGGCGGCACTGGATTCGGGCGCCAAGTCGTTAGAGTCCTTAACCGGCTGAACAGCGGCGATACCCCAGGGTGGCTACTGGATAAGAGCAGTTAGCCGTGGGCGCCATAAGGTGCCGCCAACATTTAGAAAGTGAATATGCTTGATTCAGAAAGAGTATTGGAATTGGCAACGATGTACCATAAGGCCCGAAGAATGATTGGAATGCTCAACGGCGACGAAAATTTTGTTCACATCCAGATATCTGACGGGAAGCAGGAGGCTGTCCTTGACATCCCCGTCGAGGATACTGGGCCCGGTGCGGACTTCTTAGGCAACATGGCGACGGCCCTTGAGCAGTTCCACAACTCAATCGCCCATCGGATTCGGGGTGAGGTTCGCAAGGCACACATGGATTAAGGTGCATTTCCGAGTAGGGCGGCCATAGGTCCGGTTATTCCCCAGGGCCTGGCCGCCTATTTTTTTTGCATACCCCCTTGAAATCACCTGCGCCGATTCCCTATAACGATATGTGTAATGTTATTTATGGGAGTTTGCCCGTGTCTTTATTCTCGCATGCCGAAGTTGATCGCGTGTCCGCCGGCGGCGGTGTCATTGGAGTTACGGTTTCTAACCAGGCCACCAACGGCGGCAGCCACCTTGCCGTCCAGGCGACCTCGACTCCGACCCCATGCCGCGAGTGTTACATCTCGCACTGTCCTTCCATAGCCACGGGGGCGGGTAATGCCGTACATTTCGCCATAGATGTGTCCGTAAACGTCTCTCTGGGGGCAACGGTGCCAAAATCTATTCCGGGCAACTCGTTGGGGCCTGGGAGCTCCGGAGTGCTGCGACTCCCCATCGACGACGTAAGCAAACTATGGTTTTTCAACACGAGCGACACAGTCATCGCCAAAGTTGGAATCACCTACAGAACATAATTAAGGGAGTTTGGAAATGTCTCTATTCTCGAATGCTGAAGTTGATCGCGTGTCTAATAGCGGGGGAGTTGTCGGCATTGTGGTCTCTGACTCGGCCACCCAGGCCACGACAGTCCCGACTCCGTGCCGTGAGTGCTACGTGTCCTACTGCCCGTCAACGGCCACGATAGCGGGCAACATGGTCCACTTTGCCATCAACACGTCTTTGACGGTTTCCCTGGGGGCGACGCTGCCCAAGTCCATTCCGGCCAATTCACTCGGCCCCGGAAGCGACGGGTCGCTCAAAATCCCCATTGATGATGTGAGCAAGCTCTGGTTCTACTCCATAGCAACCGCCGCCAAGGTCGGCATTACCTACAGGACGTGATATGGCCGCCAAGAAAAAAACCAACCTGGCAATGCGGGGCAGTGTTTTTCGAAGTGGGGCGATACCACTAAGCGAGTTCCTCACCAACGCCGCGGGCACCGGCCTGTCTAAGCGGGACATGGCGGACCTGCTGGGCATCTCGGAGAACACGCTGCACCGGAATCTCAAGGGCGACGATCTGTACCAGGAGGCGATGTCCAAAGCCGATACCGAGGCCACCCGGTTCATGGTGTCTAAGATGTACGAGGAGGCAATCGGAGGCAAGCCGTATAAGAAGGTTGTGGTCAAACAGACCCCCAAGGGCACTGAGATCACCACTACGATGGGCACGACAATGCCCAAGCCTATGTTGATGATGTTCTGGCTGACCAACCGGGACAATGAGCACTGGAAGCATGTAAAGCAGGTTGTTCAAGACATTACGGAGAATAAGAAGCACACGTATGAGTTACCAACTGGAGACAAAGTCTCTCAACTCGTCGGAGCAATTCTTGGCCAACATCCCGATGGACCTCAAGCAAAACCTGTTGTATCGACAGTCGCTCCATCAGAAGCTGGCCGGGGACGAGGGCCTACAGAGGACATACCTGGAGTTGTGTGTGGCGAAGCCACAGATAGCGTTCAAGACCCTGCTGTGGACCTTCCAGCCGAAACGGGAACAGAGTCTGCATAAGCACATTCCGTTCAACACCTGGCCGGTCCAGGATGAATGTATTGAGGTGCTTGTTAAGGGAATCCGCGAAGGCGGCGACCTCCTCGTGGATAAGTCCCGCGAGATGGGGGCGACCTGGCTGATTCTGGGCACATTCTTCGTAGACTGGCTCCTGGTTCCGGACACGACGCTGCTGGTCATCTCCCGTAAAGAGGAATATGTGTGGCAGGGCCACAAAGGCGGACGCGGCGGGAACAAATCGACCCTGTTCTGGAAGATATTTTATATGTACCATGCCCTGCCCTACTGGGTTAAGCCCAGGAAACCCTTTATCAGCGAGCGGCACCTGGAAAACACCCAGAACGGCGCCACAATCGACGGCGAGAGCACCAATGCCGACGTGGGTGCCGGTGGCCGGTTCCAGGCCGCCATGTGTGATGAGTTTGCCCGCGTCAAGTATCAAGACGCTGCCATGATATCCGAAACGCTGTCAGATACCACGCAATGTAGAATCTTCAACTCTACACCGACTTCCAGGGGGCATCCGTTTGGCCAGATACGGTTTGGCGGCAAAGTCCCGGTTATTACGCTGCCCTGGTGGCGTCATCCCTGGAAGATTCGCGGGCACTATGAATCCCCGGCCCTGAATACTATCGTTATCCATGACATAGGCTTTTACCGGAAGCAGTGGCCGGGGATTTTTGATAATATCACCGAGGGCAAGGCCTTCAGGTACTCGGACTGGGAGAACTCCGTGCTGCTTACGCACGCCGACGACTCCACCCTCTCAGAGCTGGAGTTCGTGGCCGACGCCAACGACCCGGCTAACGAGGAAATGTTCAGTCCGACCGGCAAGCGGAGCCCGTGGTACGACCGGGAATGCCGTCGCCGGTCGGCGAGAGATAAAGCCACCAATATCGACATCAACTATGTTGGTGCCGGTGATGTGGTATTTAACCCCATGATTCTGTCCCGCCAGATCGACACCTACGGCAAGCAGCCAAGTTTCCGAGGAGAAGTGCTATTTGAATGCAACGACAACTCCATCAAGCACGTCCGGTTCGCAGAGAACTATGGCCGCAGGAGGCTTAAATGGTGGGGTCCGCTACGTGGTGCACGGCCTGACCAGACCCACAACTATATCATGGGTGAAGATATTTCGATGGGGACCGGCCAGTCCAACTCAACCATCTCCATATTCGATTGCAACACGCACACCAAAGTCGGGTCCTGGGCTTCTGCTCAGACTCCAATAGACCGTTTTGCCGAGACCGTCTACGCCGTGGGGACGTGGGTCGGGGGGCAAAGCCGCCTTCCATTTAATATCTGGGAGGCGAACGGCCCAGGCGGGGCTTTCGGAAGGAAGTTGTACGGACTGGGCTACGACTTCGTGTTCCGCACGCGCGAGGAGAAATCTCCCTCCCGCAAACGGAAGCACACATTCGGCTGGTACTCCACCGGGGATAACAAATTAAACCTGTTGTGTAACTACGATGCCGCCTTATCTATGGCATTTCGGCCAGAACTGGCCCATAAGGCGTTTATAAATCCTGACATTGACAGCCTCCATGAGGCCGAAGATTATGTTTTCTATCCGTCGGGGAAAGCAATAGGCCCTTCCCGTGCCGAGGCAGACGAGGGTGGCGCCAAGGCCGCTCACGGCGACCATGTCATCTCGGACGCCCTGTGTAACCTGGCCAGGTGGGACCAGCCGTCGGCGATGGTGAATCTGCCGGACATGAATTATGGCTCACTGGCCTACCGGCGGGACGTTGCTTCCCGGCAGGCCGAGAAGGATAGACAGGAGAGCGTATGGCTCATCTAAAGCGTCGCTCAAAAAAGGACGTGCGTAAACGGTTCCCGCGGCGAGTCCAGGAAAATGCCGAGCAGTGGCGGATTCACACGAAGAATATACGTAAGGTCCGCATTAAGATGCTGGAACAGTACGCGGGCGGGTGGTTCCGCGGCCAACCGGCATCCTCGCACCAGCCCCTCAATCTGATTGACCGCGGCGTGCAGATCGTTGGCCCATATCTGGTCGGGGGCGCCCCGAAAGTGATGATCGACGCCAAGCGGGGCCTGTCGGCCAACCGGCCATTTGCCAGAACCTTGGAGCTTGCCCTGGAGCACCTGTTCAGGGAGATTAAGTTCCACCAGAACACCCTGCGTCCAGCGGTGTTTAACTCCATGTTCTCGATGGGAATCGTTAAAACCGGCATAATGAAGGCCAAGGAGGTCGAGGTTTATGGCCACCTGCACGATGTCGGCCAGCCGTATGCCGACAATATCGACTTTGAGGATTATGTCGCCGACCCGATGGCCCGTACGCGCGAAGAAATGGAGATGGAGGGGCATCAATACACTCTCCCGGAGGAATTTCTCAAGGATTCCGGGCTTTTCAAGAATTATGACCGCCTGAAACCGGACAATGAGGCGTGGGGCGAGTCTACAAGGCCGGAGAAGGTGAGCAAAGAGCACAGCCACGGGGCCGCACGGTACGAGAGACTGCGAAAAGTGGTCAGGGTGCAGGATTTCTGGATTCCGGACGAGGGGGTCATAATTACAGTGCCCCTCATCGGCCAGGGCCAACGGATTATGCGGACAGTAGAGTGGGACGGCCCGGAGAGCGGACCCTTCGACGTACTGGGGTACAGGTATTTCTCTGATTCCATCCTTTGTATACCCCCCGTATTTACCTGGCTGGGCTTCAATAAGATCATCAACAGCCTGGTATCCAAGATGCGGAACCAGGCCGAGCGAGAGCGGAAGATCGTGGCCTACGACCTGGGGTCCTCACAGGATGCCAAGTACATATCCCAGGCCCCGGATGGCCATACCGTCGGCGTAAGGAACATCGACGGCATCAAGGAACTGGAGATGGGCGGGGTCTCTGAGGCCAACTTCCAGTTTATCCAATATATGGAGCAGCAGTTCTCCATTCAGGGCGGGAACCTCTACACCATCGGCGGCAGGGAGACCGGCGCCCAGACTCTGGGCCAGGAGCAGATGCTTCAAGCCAACGCATCTAAGGCTTTAGAGGATATGGTCCAGCAGGTCCACCAGTTCACCAGTTCAATCATCGAAAAGCTGGCGTGGTTCATGTGGTCAGACCCCATGATCGACCTGCCGGTGATTAAGCGTGTGGCGGGATACGAACTGGAGACTAAGTTCTCCCAGGAGACCAAGGAGGGCGACTTCTTTGACTACGCATTTGATATCGAACCGTACTCCATGAGCCGGATGAACCCGGAAATCAGGTATCAAAGGCTGATGCAGCTTGTGTCCGGCGTGGTGCTGCCGACTGCCGAGATAGCTGCCGCCCAGGGTTCGCAGTTGAATGTGGACGAGCTTGTGAGAGAAACCGCCCGGTTCCTGGATGTCCGCAACATGGACCGATGGTGGTCTCCGGCAATCCCCCAGGAGGCCGCAATGAACCCGTACCAGCCACTCCAGGGAGAGGCGAAAAGCGGCCAGGCCGACGGCAGGTTCTCCGGGAACGACGACACAGCCGGAAATATGAATAACCTGAACCAGCAACAGTCCCGTGCGGCTGGTCAACCCAGCGATACCTTTGCGAAAGGAAATAAGAATGCCTGAATACGCGCGCATTGCCGACCGCATATATGAGGAATACCTGCGGCAGCCGAAGTCGAAGAAAAAGCTGAGCCGTAAGAAGTTTATGAAGCGGTACGGCCATAAAAAGCTGAAACGAAAGACGGGCCGCACCAGAAAGACCCTAAAGGACGTCGGGTCGGCCTTGACGCCAGCAGAAAAACGGAGAATGACTGATTAGTTTGATTTGAGGGATGGATATGGGTTACAGAAAGCCGCCGCTCGCGGTGTTTATCGACACCGTAAAGCGGTACGACAAGAGGGTCGGGCTGCGTAAATTGTACAAGGATTACGAAGTTACGATGGAACTGAGACCGAATTTTCGCAAGATGTGGGACAAGATCGCAGAGGAAATTGCAGATGCCAAAAAAAACCAAGCCCCGGAGCCTGAAAAGCCGCCGGAGGAAGAAACTGAAGCGAAAAGCGAGTAAGGGAGGCTACTAATGGCCGCTACGGGAACGATTTTGGTCCAAGCCAAGGTGGTTGAGCTTGGCGCCGACATTGACGTCCGAAAAAAGTACAACATCGCCAACACGCCAGAGGCGGCGCTTCATGCGTACAAGACCCTGGGGGCAGTGAGTGTGCCGGAAATGCTTGTGCTGGGCGACGTGAAGGTCAGTGTCTGCGACGGAATCTGGTTTAGGTCGATTGGCGGAAACATCACGCTCGACACGAACGTCCTCAGTGCAGGTGTTGCTTCGGACCATATTCCGAAGATTGTGGCCGTTGACAGTGAGCCGATTTACTTCAAGCCGATAGGCTGGAACCCGACAACCTCCGTCGTGCTCAGTGTTGCTATCCTGTGCAGCACGGCAGCGGCGGCATACGAATACGTTGTTATAGGACAGACATCATAATGCCGATTTATTGCTATAAGTGCCCCTGCGGGGCGAATCTGGAAGTTTATACTCACTATCCGAAGCCAACAAAGACGACGAAGTGCCATTATTGCGGTGGCAAGGCCCCAAGGAGTATCGCCGCCGAGGGAGTGAATACCGATTGTGGCGACCATCCGCGGGTCTCGGAGTCGATGGGAGTGAACCCGGACCAGCTTGCATTGGCCCAAAAAACCTTCCCCGGCAGCGAGTACACGGAGGGTGGGGCGCTAAAAATAAAAAATCGTGCCCATAAAAAGGTTGAAATGGCGAGGCGCGGGTATGTAGAGTTTGAATAGAATCGGAGAACAAGGGATGAGTTTGGAAAAATTAGATGCGGTTTACGATGAGATTCTGGGCAAAACGGGCGAGTCGATAGCGACTGCCGAGCCGGAGCCAGATAAGGGCCCGGCGCCAAAGGATAACGCCTATGACCCCCCGGATTATTCCGGTGAGGAGGCAGGCGATGACGATGGGGTTGACCCCAGAGACCCGTCAACCTTCCCGAAAGATAAGGGAGAGCCGGACGAAGATGACTCCGGCGAGGAGCCAGAGGGCTCCGAAGAAGAAACCGAGGAATACGACGATATTCCGGACGAGCTTGTTGCCGCCGGGCGACTGGCTGGTTTCACTGACGAGGAAATTATAGACCTCGACGCAGATAACCCGGCAGTGCTTGAAGCCCTTGCGAAGGCATACAAGCAGGCCGATGGGCCACCAGCAGCAAAAGAGGCTCCCCAGGAGCCCGCACAGAAGCCGGGAAAGGAACCGGACCCAGAACCAGAATCCCTGGAACTGGAATTTGACCTGCCAGGGCTCGATGATGAGCTAAGCAGGGTGGCCGGTCCGGTCCAGGAAGCATTTGGCAAACTCGTGAACAGGCTCAGCGACCTTGAGAGCCGTATGGGCGAAACCCAGAACACGATGGCCAGTGTGGAAAAAAGTCGCCAAGCCGACGGTATTCGGCAAATCGACACGTTCTTTGACAGTGCGGCCAAACAGACGCCGGAACTTGGCAACTCGGAAAACCTAACCGATAGCCAAAAAGAGGCGCGTATTCATGCTTGGAGAATCGCCAAGGCGGTATCCAACGACTCCGCCGGCGAGATGAGCATCGAGGAGGCGCTGAAAGTTGGCGTCAATGCACTGCGAGGCCAAATAAGTGAAACGAAAATTAAGGCTCGGCTCGTCAGCGACCTGAATAAGCGAAAGAGTAAGTTTTCGCCGCGACCACGGGGTTCCCGCCGGTCGCCGAAGCCCAAAACCGAGGAAGAACGCGGAATTGCGGCTATCGACGAGGTCCTTGACGACCCGAAGTACAAATAAAGGAGCATGTAAATGGCAGGCATTACTATTAGCCAGGCCATCGACCTTGGACAGGCGACGCTTGAGTCATTCGAGCAGGACGCGCTACAGGTAGCACTGAAACACCAGTCCTACGAGGTCCTGAACCAGTGGTTCAAAGGCGATAAGGTACAGATTGACGGCGGTGATCGTGTAACCCGCTATATCACCCTGCGGGACGCCGGGAACGCCCAACATGTCAGGATGTACGATGTCGATACGCCGAATGTGGCCAACGTCGATGAAGTTATCACGGTCAACTGGACTCACGCCCAAGTGAGCTTCACCTATTCCATCAAGGAATTGGCCATGAATAAAGGCAACAGGTCTCGTATCTACAGCCTGTTGAAACAGCGACGGACGAATGCGTTTCGTGAGTTTGCTGACCTGCTTGAGGAAGCTGCGTGGGAGACTCCATCCAGTGCCACCGATGACAGGAGCCCGTTTGGGATTCCCGCGTGGCTGGCGACGATGGACAACGGCGAGACTGCCGGGACAGAGAATTTCCTTGGCTACAAGGGGTACTACACCACGGCAGACGACACCACGTCCCAGTTCTCCAATACAGGCGGCATTACGTCAAGCTCAACCACCAACCCGCGGTGGGCAAACTGGTACAGCGACCACCAGGGCAACCTGGACGACAGACTCCTGAAACGGCTGGCAAGAGCGTTTCGGCGGACCAAGTTCCAGTCGCCCATGTTCGCCAAGCAGGCCATCGACCCGGAAAGCGGCTTTTCTAACTTCCGCCTCTATACCAATGACGCCGTACTGGCCGAGTTAGAGGAAATCGGAAGAAAGTCTGACGACCGGCTCGGTGCTGACCTCGGCAAGTACGCGGGCAGCATGATCTATAAGGGCATTCCGTTTAAGTACGTCGATGTCCTGGATACGGAGCTTACCTTTGTGCGGGGAGCGAACCCGATCTATGGTGTAAACCATAATCACTTCTATCCGGTCTGTCTCGACGGAGAGAACTTCCGTATCAATAAGCCCATGAGCAAAGTGGGCCAGCACAACGTCCTGACTGTATATGTGGACTTGTCGTACGCATATATCTGCGACAATCGCAGGGTTGGCGGATTTTTGATTTCCAATCACGAGGGTTAGTAGTACAATGTAACCACTGGCGGGGCTGGTGGCGGATGCCGGTAGCCCCAAAATGGCAAGGCGAGGGAAAACGTAACTCGCCCCAGCCAGGAAGGAAAGTATTATGAGTGTAATGACGTGTGTACACGGAACCGCCGCAGAAGTTAATGTAATGCGCGTATTCTTCAGCGGGACCGACACCCTTCAGGAAGGGTATCCCCTGTGTTTCAACTTCGACGCAGCGGACGTGGATTCGGAGAACAACGCTCTGACTGACATTGATGTTGGCGTGGAGTTCTTCAACGACGCAAGGCGAATCATGGTGGAAAAGCCCGCCGAGGGCAACAAGCTCCACTTCGCAGGCGTTGTGTCCCAGAAGTCCGCGGGCGTAACTGGCCCTGGGTGGATTGAAATCCACCGGCCCGGTTCGATCTGTAACGTGTTCGCTGCATCTAATGTGGATCACGGGTCCACCGGCCTGACCACGAATACCGGCGAAACCGTAACCTTCCAGCCCGGCTCGTATAACTTCATTACGGGCGGATTCCTGGGTTCGGGCACGGCGGTTATTCTCCAGGATGTGGACCGAAGCTCCACCAGCGGCCTTGTCATGGCCGAGCTTTGCACCGGAGAGCCCTCTGGAGGCGTAAATGTGGTATCGTCTCTGTCGGTTTCGGGCGTGTGGAGCCTGGCTCTTGGCGTACCGGCAGTGAATGCCGGGGTGTATCTCTTTAGCCAGCAGACACTGGCGGCGGCTCCCATTACGTCGGTTTTCCTGGGCACAGGCGACGGGAATTACCACGGTCAGCGAATCAAGCTCGTGGCCGATAGCACCTTCGCGAGCACCGCTATCTCCGTCAACATATCGACGGCGTGGAAGTCGGAGGTGCTCAGCACCGCCACTGGAATTGTCAGCGGCATTGTCGGTATCTCGGCAGCGGGTGAGTCAGTGGAGTTGTGTTGGAACGGCACATACTGGGGACTGGTAAGCTCGATTGAGGTTTCCGGCATCCAAACATAGAGTTAGACGGTTGCAGCGGGAGGGGCCTTCGGGTCCCTCCTTTTTTCGGAACACAGGGATGAAAAAGATACTCGTGCTTTCGCACATGCCGACGAGAGACGACGTGGTGGATGTTATGCTCACACAAGAGCTTGGCAAGCACGCCGTTTCCTGGAAGGTTTCAGTGCTTGATTACATTCGCGGACACTGTCTGTCGATAAAGCCCGACATTGTCGTGTTTCCTGAGATACGTTGCGAGTACACCAGGGACATGGTGAAACAACTGCACGAGTGGGGTGTCGTTGTCGTCCAGAAGCGATGCGAGATGGGCGTAACTGCCGAATCGGACATCGACGCTGAGACCCACCGGGCCGTCTTTGGCAACTGGCAGATAGGTGGGTATATCGACCTGGACCTGGTGTGGGGGCCCAGATTTGGCGAAATGGTGGCACGGCACACTGATATATCCGGCGACAAAATCAAGGTGGTCGGGGCCCTCGGCTTCGATCAATACTTCATACCCCCCCCGCCGGTGGAGGAGCCTGACGGCAAGACGGTCCTGTTCGCCGGTGGTTTTGGCTATGCCGACCGACAGGCCATATATTCAATACCGGAAGCGAAGCTCGGCGAGGCCATCCACACTAACTCTGTGGCGGACGACAGGAGCCGCAGGCATTTCTTCATAGAACTCATTAAAGGTTTCCGCAAGCGGTTCCCGGACTGGACATTCAAGGTCCGCCCGCATCCGGGGGAGAGTGGCACCGCATACAACAAGGCGCTGGGCGAGGACGTGGAGTTCCTGGCTAACATGCCAGCCGTTGCTGCCCTTAGAAATGTGGATGTTGTGATTCACACTGGTTCTACGATGGCCTTCGAGGCACACCTGCTCGACAAGCCCACGTTGAATTTTCGCAATACGTCGCTGGATACACTGGTGGGGTCAGTCGCCCCGACATACGCCTGTGCGGAGGACCTGCTGGACGCATTCGCGGTGATGGACACCACCAAAAGCAATGCCGACCTGGAAGTGATTGACCGGCTAAAGCGGGACTATTACGGGCCGATAGATGGCAAGGCGCACAAGAGGGCCGCAGAAGCTATTTTGGCATTGCCGGCGCGGCCCACGACATACCCAAGAGAGTGGCCAAAGGATGAGATCAAGTATCAATCCAAGGGGGTCCACGCCAGTGTTGATAAGTGGTTCTGCGCGGCCTGCCTGAACCTGTGGTTTGGCGATAAAGGCCGGGACCTGCTGAAGTGCCCATATTGCGGCATTCCGTGCGTAGTCCATGTTCCCAGGAAGGATGAAAATGCAATTCTATCGCTGCAAAAAGTGTCTGATGGTGTCAACCCGCCCAAGGATAACGTTTGACGGGAACGGTGTCTGTAACGCCTGCCAGTGGCATGAGACCAAGAAAACAGTCGATTGGAGGAACCGGGAGCAAACTTTCGACGCCCTGTGCAACAGGTTCATGCGAGCGTCGGGCAATGACTGCATAGTCCCCTGGTCTGGTGGCAAAGACTCGATCTATGTCGCCCACACGCTGCATGATTATGGCATGAACCCGCTCCTGATAACCATAATCCCGCACTTGGAGACGGAGATCGGCAAATGGAACCGGCTTAATATGTGCCCGGACTTCGACCACCTGATGATAACCTTGGAGGAAGGGCGGTATCGCCGGGAGGCCAAGAAGCATTTCCTCCAGCACGGCAGGCCGAAGCACCCGTGGGAGAATGCAATCTCAGCGGTGATCTTGCAGCAGGCGGTCAAGCTGGATATCCCATTTGTCATATACGGCGAGGAGGGTGAGCAGGAGTATGGTGGCACGTCCCAGGAGGCAGATACGTGGATGTGGCCGGTGAGTAAAGAGTACCTGACGAAGTTGTACTATTCGGGGCAGACGGTCTACAAGTTGCCGCGCAACGCCGAGTTCGACAGCCTGTTTTTCACCCAATGGAGCCGCTTTGAGAACTGGTCGCCGTCTACGCACGCCAACTTCGCCATCGCCAAGGGCATGAGAACCGAGCCTGTCCGCCACCAGGGCACGCTGACCACGTCATCCCAGATATCAGACAAGCTCCAGGACCTGCACATGCACCTGGCCTTCCTGAAGTTCGGCTTCGGGCGATGCACCGCGGACACATCTATCGCCATCCGCGACGGCTGGATGACACGGGAGGAGGCCATCGGCTGGGTCCAGTCGTACGAGGACGAGCTTCCAATGCGGTACTTCCAGGAATACCTGGAATATTTCGGCATGTCGGCCAGAGAATATTGGGCGGCACTTGACAGACACGTAAACTTGGATATACTCAAGAAAGAGCATGAGAAGTGGGTTCTGAGGGAGCCAGCGTTTTGAAGGATCGGATAGGGATTGACGTGCCGAGTACGCACTGGATGCTGCACAATAAGCGTCTGATGCGATGGCTGTGTAAGAGGAAGTTTGCACTTTTTGGCGAGGGGTGTGAGTTCCGGCCTGGCGCGTACGCTGTCGGGTGCTCCAGAATCTTTCTTGGGGACAGGGTAATTATCAGGCCGCAATGTATGTTATTTGCCGCCCCTGACGCCAATATAGCCATAAGTGGTGGTGCGTTGCTCGGTCCTGGCGTCCACATCTATACCAACAACCACACCTATACCGGTAAGCAGTGCATTATAGACCAGGGCCACACAAAGGGCCGCGATGTCGTCGTGAGGCGGGGGGCATGGATTGGGGCCAATGCCATAATCCTGCCGGGAGTAACGGTTGGAGAGTGTGCCGTCGTGGCTGCTGGAGCGGTCGTAACCAGTGATGTGCCGGACTTTGGCCTGGTGGGCGGGGTTCCGGCCAAGACAATAGTGAGGCCAGTCGAATGAAGAAAGTGCTCTTGTTTTCACACAACCCGCTCCGGGATACCGGGCCGGACATGCTCCTGTGTAAGGCCCTGGCGGCCAAGGACATGATGGTATTTGGGGCGCCGTACCTGCAAAGGGACCGCGTGTCGATCATTGCCGTCAAGCCGAACGTGGTCATTCTGCCCGAAATACGCTGCGAGTACACCCTGGACCTGGCAAAACAGCTTCGGGCGTGGGGCGTCCAGGTAGTGGTCAGGATGTGTGAGATGGGTATTACGGCCCCGTCGGTCGAGAAGATTGAGGATGACTACCGCAGGGCGATATTTGGCAACTGGGACTACTCTGGCTGCGTAGACTTGATGCTGGCGTGGGGCCCAAAAGCTAAGGCCTTGCAAGTTAAATACGGGCACCTGCGGGACGACCAGATTGCCGCAGTCGGCGGCCTTGGGTTCGACCCGTATTTCAATCCACGCCCTATATCGCCGATGATTAAGCCCGACTACAAGAAAATCGTCATGTTTGCCACGGGGTTCGCATACGCTGACCGCAATCCCGAATACTCCATGCCGGAAGCGAAGCCGGAGGATGGCATACACCAGCGAGTCGTGGAGAGGGATATCGCAGGCCGAAAGATATGGCTGGAGGGCATGGAGAAGTTCCACGCCAGGTTCGGCAAGAACTGGACGATGGCGATACGGACGCACGGGGGCGAAAAAGAGTCATCTTACATGACACCCCTGGATGGGAAGTTGGTCGCAATCCCTGGGCTGTCAACCTGCCTGGCGCTCCAGGGAGTCGATGCGGTCGTTCACTGCGGCTCAACCCTGGCCTTCGAGGCCCACCTGTGCAATATCCCCGCCCTGAACTTCGCCAACATTACGCCTGATGAACTGGTGGCTGACATCAGCCCTCGGTGCGACACCATAGATGACCTGCTGGAGGCGTTTGAGCACCTGGATTTGAGTAAGTCCAACGCCAGCCCCTGGGCGGTCTCGGAATTAAAGCACAAATGGTACGGCCCAGTGGATGGCAAGGTCGCCGAGCGTTCCGCAGAAGCCATAGCTGCTCTGCCGGCGAACCAGACGGCAATCCCCAACGGCTGGCCAGCGGCGCCGACGGAGGCGAAGTACCTCACACCTGGGGTCATGCTCTCCGGAGCCCAATGGCAGTGCACCTCCTGCCTGAAAATGTGTTTCACCAACAACGAGAGAGAAATGATTAAGTGTCCGTATTGCGGGATTGCCTGTGTGAAGATGATGCCGGAGAAAAAGGATGTTGCAGGGACATAAGTTTGCGTGTGTACTGGCGGCCAGGGCGGGTTCTAAGCGGCTAAAGAACAAGAATCTGCGGAAGTGTGCGGGGAAACCGCTGTGGGAGTGGACAAAAACAGCCGTGGACGCGGCTGAGATGTTCGACGACAAGTGTGTAACCACCGACCTGGAGACCCTGTATCACCATTTCGTGTCGGGGAACTGGGTCTGGGCGACCCGCCCACCGGAACTTGCTGGAGACGATGTCCACATATCCGATGTCATGCAGTGGATGGCCCAGCGAGAGTACGTCGACCACGAGTATCTGTGCCTCGTGTCGCCCACAAATCCCTTGCGGACCGGCGCCCACATCCGCGATGCAGCCAAGCTGATGCTGAAAGAGGGGGCTGATGCGGTTGTGGCGGCGGCACCTGGGCCGCCTGGGAGTCAAGACGTATCCCTGGACGATAGCAAGCAGCTTCGGCCCCGCTATCCACATATCTGCGACCAGTTGACGCAGGCCTGGAGTGGGAGTTATCACTTGACAGGCTCCATCGTAATCGCTAAAACCGAACTCTGGGCCAGGAAGGCCAGTATATATAACGACCCGAATATCAAAACCGTTGGCTACGTCATGCCCAAGTGGGACATTGATATCGACGGCAAGGATGACCTGTTTATGGCGGAGGCTATATTAGAATGCCTAAGAAAAAGACGGATATCTTTGAAAAGCTCTTTAAGGTCTGCACTACAGGGACGATTAAGGAGAAACAGCGGACGGTAGGGATTTTCCCCAAGCTGGTCGATATAGAGTTGACCAACTGCTGTAATATGCGGTGCAAGATGTGCCCGACAGGCTCTGGGACCGTCAATCGCACCGTTGGCTACATGGACACCCGGCTGATCGACAAAATACTCACCGAGTTGTCCAAGTTCAAGACGCCGGTGCGGTTTATACGCTGGGGAGAGCCAATGCTGCACCCAGCGATCTACGATATCCTGCGGCAATGCAAGGAATATGGCATTTATACCCACATCAACACCAACGGGTGGATGCTCTCGCCGAATATCGCCAAATCACTCGTTGCGACCGGGGTGGACAGCATTAAAATCTCCATGCAGGGTCATGACAGGCAGTCATACGCCCTCGTGCGGGGCATGGACTTCTTTGTGCAGCTTTGTGATGATATCCGGGGGTTGGTGCTGGCCCGTGGCAAGTCAAAAACGCCCCGGATTGTGGTTGGGACGACTGTTTCACATGAAACACCGGCTGCTAAGAAGGTGGGCGAACTCCACAAGGTTGTGGATAAGGTGTATGTGGGCAAAACTCTCGACCTGGCGGAGAAACGAGACCCGCCAAAGGTCTGCCCGGAGGTCTGGGACAAGTTGTCAATCGACTGGGATGGCAAGGTAACATGCTGCTGCGGGGATTACGACAACTTTATGACAGTGGGAGACCTGGAGAACCAGACGCTTCGGGAAATCTGGGTGGGGGAGAAGGCGAAGGGATACCGAAAGAAGCTGGCGGAGCATAATTACGAGGGATTGGCGCTGTGTCAACGCTGTGCGCGAGGAATATGAAGGTAGACCAGAACTTTGTGGTTGCTTACAGCCGACTGTTCGATTTTCTGGTTCGGCAGGGCGGTACGGAGGAGGTAACGAAGTTCTGCGAGGTGTTCGCCGACTGCATCGCCAGGGAGATGACCGAGCGGGTGCGTGCCCGCGGCCTCAGCGGGGCGTTTGAATACTGGGCGTACACTTTGCCCCAGGAGGGCGCCACATGTAGGATAACCTTGGACGTCAAGGAGGGCCGGGAGACGCTGGATATCCAGATGCAGGATTGTCCCTCGGTCAGACACCTGGATAAGCCGAATTGCCTGTACTGCAAACACTGCGACGTGATCTACCGGCACCTACTGGTGCCATTGGGATACGACTATTTTATTAAATTTGACGGACACGGACGATGTCGAATAACAGTAACGGAATCGTCTTAATCGGCAACGGCGGGCACGCGAGGGCCGTCCGGGACGTGATTGAGTCGCTCAATGGGTACAGCATATCCCTGGGCGGGCGGGCTGAGGTTGTGGAGGTTATCGAGGACAGCCGCAAACTATCAGAGGATTACTGGGACGGCCTGAGTAGTGCGGGGTTTCGTATCGTACTCGGCATAGGGCAGATCAAGAGTGCCGATAACCGCATAAACGCGGTGAAGGCCGGGGACGCAATGGAGGTCCAGTGGGCAACGATCATATCTCCCCACGCCTATGTGTCCCCAACGGCCAAAATAGGCACCGGCACCGTTATCATGCACAATGCAGTGGTCAACGCAGGGGCGGAGGTTGGAGAGTTCTGTATAGTAAACACCGGGGCGACAGTCGAGCATGATGCCACGGTCGGGGCGTTTTGCCACATATCCACAAACGCAGTAGTCAACGGTGGGGCAGGGGTTGGCAACTGTAGTTTTGTAGGTAGTGGAGCCGTAGTCCTTAATCAAATAAAGATTGGCTACCAGGTCGTCCTTGGTGCGGGATCAATAGCGTGCTGCGACATCATAGAGCCGGGGATTTATCGCGGAAACCCCGCCGGAAAAATAAAATGAGATTTCTATGGTGCCTTAGAAAGGCGACGTAATGGTCTATGTCATCGCTGAAGCTGGTTGCAATCATTTAGGCGACATGAACCGAGCCCAGAGAATGATTGAGGCCGCGGCCCTGGCAGGGGCGAATTGTGTGAAGTTCCAGACATACGACTCGGATGTGCTGGTCGGGGCCGACGACATCAGGGAGTTTTGTCGTTCGTGTGAACTAAGCCTTTCATCCCACGAGCGGCTTATAAAATGCTGTGCCGATAACGGCGTTAACTTCCTATCGTCGGCCTTCGATCTGGATAGTTTGCACATGTTGGCTGAACTGGGGGTTCCGTGGCTCAAGATTCCGTCCGGGCAAATCCATAACGAAGATTACCTGATAGCGGCCAAGCACCTCTTTGGGCACCGCATCTACCTGCCGTCGGGAATGTGCACATGGGACGAATGGGCCAGGGCGATGGACGTGTTAAGGCCGGGGCCGAATGAGGTCAAGGGAGTTACGAGAATGCACTGTGTTACCGGATACCCTGTCCCGCTGGCCCAGGCGAATATGTGGGGGCTGCGAGATTTGGCGTGCTATTCGCGGCGGTATGGGTATTCTGACCACACCATGAGCAACACCACGGCCATTATGGCTGTCATGTTGAGTTGCCGCGTTATCGAGCACCACTTCTACCTGGACGAGGTAAATTGTCCCGACATGCCTGCGTCGTTTTGTATAGCGAAGCTGTCGTCTTATATACGCAGCATACGGGATGCGGAGTTTGCGATGGGGGCGGGCGACCACGAGAAAATAATTCAACCCTGCGAGGAAAAACACTTGAAACGCCGTGACGTAACTCGTTACGCTGAACGGCATGGCGACACTCGGACTGACATTTCAGAATCTATACCAGCAAGTCCAGAAGTTCCTGGGCACCTACGGAACGTCCGGGGCGACGGCCAGCAGCGCGGCGGAGACTGATTCCAAGTATTTCGTCAATAAGGCGTACCGCAGGATAGTCTCTGCCTACGACTGGACGTTTCTGACGCTGTACACCTCACTGAGCACCTCAACTGGCGACCGGGACTATGAACTCCCCGAAGGATTCCGCGGACTCCGCACCCCGTTTACATTCACCAACGTCGTTGGTTATCCACCGCCCACTCCCCGGACGGTGGACGAGATCATTGAGATGCGGAACTATGGTGTATTCAATAGCTGGCCCCAGTATTACGCTATCCGTGCCGGCGAATACACGAAAGAGCTTGGGTTGCGGTACGAGGTCATATTCTGGCCGACGCCGGATACCAGCTACGATATGTTCTATAGTTATTGGTTCACGCCGGAGGTTTTGTCGGGGGACGCCGATTTGCCTATGGGTGGGCCTGAGTTTGCCGAGTGCCTGCAACAGATGGCCCTGGGGATGGCTGAGGAGGAAAAGGATGAAATCTCAGGCGGCACCCAGATGATAGCCGCCCAGGCCCAGCTTGCGGCGTGTATCACGATGGACCAGAATCGGGAACCTCGCAGCGTAGGTGAGGATATGCCCATGAAGCAGTTGACCGCGTGGCAGATCGCCCGCGGCACCACAAGGATAAATGATGCGACTTTCGTAACATAAGGAGACGGCAATGACTCAGGGTAATGTTGATTTTGAAATGCAGAACGCGCTGTTCAGGAAAGTGGGTGGCACCACTCCGATTGCGGTGGTAAATGTCGTAACCGCCACGTCTCTCGGTGGCCGCCAAGCCATGATAATGTATGTTCACGGGGCTCCCGGCACGTACGCGGTGGCTTCGGAGAGCGGCAATGAGCACGGTCCGATGGCGCTACAGTTCGCCAAGGGTTGTATCGGCATCGACACCGACAACGGCACGCTGTTTATGAACAGCAATGCGTCGGCGCCATCCTGGACTGCTCAGGTATAGACATTTTCATCCCTCCTCCGATGGGCGTACACAGTTACATCGTGTGCGCTCATCGGCGTGAGGAAGGGAGGTTATTATGGCAGTGGGAAGTGCCTTGCAGGCGGCTGCGGACAAAGCCCGTGCGGCTAACGAGAAACGATACGGTGAAGGCCTGGATTTGTGGGACCAGATCATCCAGCGATACCAGCCCGGCCAGGGATTCGGTGCGGGCGCAATGGCGTCC